TTCATATAAAACTTCGACTTGCTTTTGAAGCTTTGTAAAATTATCTTGCTTGTCTGACGGCGGGTTAAACGTATCGTCTTTCTTTATAGCTTTGTCAGCTCCAGTTGCAGTTTGCTTAACTTTGTAAACGTTATTCATAAACGTTTTATAGTTAAAGTATAAAACTTGAACTTTGTTGTTGTCTGTTCTTTTACCAGTGTTATAGCCGTATTTGCTATTACCTGAATACGTATTATATTCTTTTACTATTTCTTCAAGCTCTGACTCTGTTAAATTAGGAAACTCTCGCACTAACTCGTTAACAGGTATGTTTTTAACCTCACCTATGTAGTACAGATCTTCAAAGTATGGATCATCTGTGTATGAGTACACTAGGTTTGAAGGATCAACGTAATCTATTGTTACACCTTCAGATGTATTAAAGCCAGTTTTAACAGCACCTATGCCTATAACTGTTAAATCATAAAAAAATCTTTTCTTTACAAGTTCATATCTATTGCCTTCCATTAAAACATCTAAAGCTTGCTCTTGAGCTATCTCAACAGCTTGCTTATAGTTTAGTTGCATGTGAAGCTGTAACTCTTCTAGCGTAGATGGTAGTTGTTCTGGTGGATTGTCGAATACATTAACTTTAAACTTAGCGTTAGCGTAGTGAGCTAAATCTTGAGTATCCATGTCAGCTAATATACCTTCCATGTAGGACGTACGCTTGTGCATTCCGTATGGATCTTGAGAATAAGCTTTTATTTCGTAAGCTCTATTTGACATACCATTAACTACAATATCTACAAACTTAGATATTATAGGTACAGGTTTCCAGTCTAGGTTTAAGTAGCTTAAGTCACCATTTATCGACAACTCGTCTTTATATTTTTGTATTGGCTGCTCACCTCTAGCGTAAAGTCTTAACTTATGAAACTCAACTCTATTATTAAGGTACCTATTACTATGTGAAAATCTGTCTTCAAACCATTCGTACTCGATAGCTTTTGCTACCTTCATACCGTATTCTATAGACATTTTCTCAAGATCACTTACTACTTGAGAAGGAAAATAATTTTTTATAACTGACCCAGCCATACTTATTTTTTAATTATTGTCGACGCATAACCTTCGTTATTATACTTGGCTACACTTAGATTTAACTTCTGTCTTTCAATTTTGGCATTTGGTCTATACAAGTGTCTATTACAGGCCATTACAGCTAACCCGGAACTTATCGCGGCATCAAACTTAGTTCTTTTGTTTATATCAAACTTAGCCCAATCATTAAGTGTTTCATTAAAGTATATATTTCCATACACACCGTCACCTAAATGTCCAACGTGGTTTTGAATATACATTTCTATAGCTGAGGCGTGAGCCTGCTTAATGTCCTCGCTAGAGTTTGGTATTCCACCTATTTCTTTTTCAGCGACAGAAAGTTTATTCCAAGTTTTATCTGGTCTATTCATAGAGTATCCCCTATATCCTCTTCTTCTTAAATAATAAAGAAGTCTTGGCTTGTTGTTTTCAGCAAGTATTGGCATACCATAAAAGACACAAGCCATTAATACATCTTCAAAAAATATCTCTGCGGTTTGTGGTCTAGCAATATATTCTAAGAAAAAATGATTAGCAGGAGAATCCTCCATACTAAACTTTGTTAATCCATGTAGCGCGCCATTTGAACCACGTCCATCAACAGTCCCGCTAATATCGTAACTATCACAGCCAAAAGCTCCCATGTGTTCGTTTCCAGGATAACGTATTCCATTTTTTACTATTATTCTATTCTGAAGGTTTGACGGTGGAACCCAACTTACTTTAAACCTACCTTGTGGATCTGGATAGAATACAACTTGAGTATCCTTCAATCCATTAATCCACTGGAAGTTACCAACGTTAACTACAGCGTCTGTTTTTATTCCTTCGTTATAATCTATTTGCTCGTATATCTTTACAAGATTAAATAAGCTATTTTTTGTTTCATCTCTAAAAGCGTGCTCTTCAGTTCTAGGAAATTGTCGATAAAATTCGTTTAATGCGTCTTGATCACCTTTTAACCCTTCAGCTTCATTTTCCCAATGCTCTATAATGCCAATATCAATTAGTTCACCGTCGGGTCCATTACACTCTCGTCTTGGGGTATCGAATACTGGTCGTCCATACTCATCAATAAATCCCTCATAGTTCCATTCCATTGGGATAAACAAAGAATATAAACCAGAGCGTGTTTGACCATTTCTATTTCTTTCTGTTACGTTACTATCGGTGTATAACTTCTTAAAGTTATCACCACCCTTATCTAAAGCGTTTGACGTTGAACCCATCATACACTTACCTATTATTCTACTACCTAGCCTTAAACAAGTTTTTGTTACTCGCCAGTTGTTTAGTATATTATCAGGCCTCTCCCATTTACCACTTTCATCATGAACTAACAACGCCAGCTTCTCACCATCGTAGCTATTGTCTCCTGTGTTTTTCCAATCGATAGTCGTGTCAAGCCCAACTAGCTCTTCAAGCTTTTCGTTGCTTTGAATTTTACGTCTAGTAAATTTTGAAGCTGGAACCCTGTAAGCTAATTCTGACTTTGGACGGTCCATACCGTCTTGAATTGGTTTGAAGAAAAAAGGATAGTTTATAGAAATAGGTACGACCTTATCTGTAAACATTTTCTTAGCGTCAGCACCACTTTTAGACAATATTCCATATCTAGCATCACTCGAAATTGTAGCTTGATTAACAGTTTCAGCTGAGCTCATAAAAGAAAAACCAGAACGTCTATTTTTAAGATAACACATTCCATAGCATCTTTTATCAGCTTTACACGCTTCCCAAAATATAAAGAACAGTCTATTAGCCTCTCTAAAATCTGGAGCGCCAACATCAATTTTGCTCCATTGTAAATACATATAATGGCTACCTGTTATGTAAGTTGGCTCATCATTGTTCGTAAACCAAAAGCCTTCGTCTCTACGCTTAAACTCTTCGTCTATAAGGTCGTACCATTGATCTTTTTGCTCCTCTGGATAATTTCTCCAGTCAAATATGTTTTTGAGTTTAGATAGCTCTTTAGGATAATCTATCCTTTTCCACTTGTTTTGTTGATGCATGTACACGTCTCTCGGTTTAGACGGCAGCCCAATTCGCAAACCTTGAATCTCAAGTATTTGTCCAATTTTTCCAGTTTTGCTAATAACCACAATATCATGCTCTTTATTGTATCCATATTTCCATTTATTAGTTTTGTTAAGACGACTAATAGTAGTCTTCTTAATTGGTTCAATTATTTTATATAAAGTCTGCTCGTACATTATTTCGATCTGCCTTCCGCGAAGCCTTTAAATACTCTTTCTTTTTTCTCTTCAGGTGTCTTTCCTTCCAAAAGACCTTCTTCTTCTTGTATGCGGTTGAGGATTTCAAATGCATCAAATATAGCTAACTTTTTAGTAGCCGCAGCATTTTTCAGTCTATCTGCTGAAATATCATCATCACTGTCAACAATAGCTTCTTTAGCTACTTTAATCAACTCTTCGACTGCTTTATGCCCAGCTAGGATTATACGCTTCTTCGTTTCCTTGATATTCATATTTAATTGTAATAAATTTAGAGTACACTCTGTAAAGTCTTTTTCCTTCAAATACAAACTCGTATTCCGAGTTAGGTGTAAAACCTACAAGATCTCCTTTTTTAACACTGCCATCAGTATGTGTTACAATTCCTTTTAAAGGTTGTTCTTGCTCTGTTTCAAAATTACCAATAGTTTTAATTGGCTGAACAAAGCAAAATCCAGGCATAGGCTTCCAATAAGTGTTTTTGTAAAGAAATATTTGATCTTCATATATTATATATGTATCATCATCAAAATAGTTTTTACTATTTTTTTCTTTACCATACACGTCGGTCCACCTTCTGAACACATTGTGATGTACTATTACAGTGTCTCCTTTACTAATGTTAGTGTTGTTGATTTTTGGTACGTTAATAACAATAGCCTCTCTGTTTGTAAATTGATGATTTTGTATTTCTGAATTAATAATTAACTCTTTGTCACCAATCTTACTAGTGTTGTTGTATCTACCTCCTTTAGGGGTAACAACAAAACCATAAACACTTTGCATTAGTATTGTAAATTATATTCTACTGAAATAGCCATATTCTTATTGAAGTCTTTCCAAGGTAGCACATCTTTATTTTTTTTGATATATATTGAAAATTTTTCATCCTCTTCAATAATATCGCAAATAGTGTGACCGCCATAAACCTCTTGCCCTACAGCGTAGTGCATTGAATCGACTTTGTAATCTTTACCTACTGTTATCTTTCGTATCAGTTTTGTCGTTTCCATTTTCATTGTATTTAATTGATCCATCCGTAATACTAAAGTCGTGTTCTCCGTACTTTTCTATTAGCTCTTCTCTAACATTATTTATAAGTTGCTGAGCTTTACTAATATCGTGAAGTATTGCGTGTTTTTGAGCTTCAATCATACCTATCTGTAGTTGAGCTTCGTTTATTACTTTTACTATGTTTTGAAGTTTTTGTAATTCTTCTTTAGTAATAGTTTCTGGTCTAAGGCTTTCTACCTTAGGCGTCTTTCTTTTTGCCATAATTTAATTTAATTTAATTGTTAATTGTTGATCTATCTTTCAAATGAAAGATTTAATATCATTGGTGCTTGAACATATACGTCTTTGTTGTCAACTGTTGCGTTTTGCAGACCAGTTCCAGTAAGTGTTACTACTGTAGCGCTGTCTACGCTTTTTACTGTTCCTAACAGTCTGTCGTCCTCATCAAATAAAACATCTCCTGCTCCAAGGTTTGTTAAAGCTGAAGTTGTTTTTACGGTTAAAGTTTGAGTGCCTACAGCTTGTATACCATCGCACTGCACTGTGCTAGCAAAACTAGGATCACCATCAACACTTAAT